AGCTTACAGTAGCGAAATGCTTAGAACCGGCAACGGCACCACTGACCTAGAGAATGCATTTGGAACCCGTATCGGAGACAAAATTTCACTGCAACGCGTACAGGTTAAAGGTATGCTAGAACTAAACGAGCGATATAGCGACGTCGGAATCAAAGTTATGGTAGTTAAATCAGCTAAAGGCGATGCTCCCAACGACAGCAACCTATGGCAAGGAGCGTCAGCTAACAAACTGTTAGACACATTCAATACAGAGCGTTTCACGATCATTCACAGCAAATTCATCAAAATGAAGGCTCCCAATATGTCAATTCAAGCCAGCGGCGTTCAAACAATAGGATCCGGCTTCACACAGGGCGGTACCGAGCACATTCAGTCTCGCGCCACCAGGATGTTTAACATCAGTATCCCCGGTAAGAAATTCACCCGAAACGGAGTACTACAATATGAAAATGGCAGCACACAGCCCAAATTCTTTGATTATCATCTGTTATTCTTTGCGTATAGCAACTTCAGCACCAGCGACACACTCGGATACAATGTAGCCCGAGTCAACGACGCATTCGTCAAAATCCACTATAAGGATGCATAATCGTTGTTTTTAATAAATACCCAATATCGGCGAAATATCAGTCTATTGTCTGTCTCACAGGTATGATGAACTGAAAACCATAGTGCCGACAGGCACGACGGTGACCATGTCAGCCCATAGGCGACTCGCCGATAAGTACCCCCACGCACTTCCATTATCCCCTTGGTTTAATGGAAGTAGATCTTAGATCTACTCACCCCGAAGATGACCCCTCATCTTTAACGGTCGGTGAAAATTCTTTGACACTTCAAAAAAGTATATAACTGGTTTGGAAGTTGGAAGTTAGATCATGACTGAGCATGATGAAGAGAAGCCAAACCTGGCACAAAAGACCTATTTTACCACGATTCGTGCCAAAACCGACATCGATCCAAAGTGTGTCGCAGAACTAGTGGCAACGTTCAAAAAACAGAAGATTATCAAGCAGTTTCAGCTTGTAGTTGAAAAACAGGGCAAAAATGGCCCCTGCACCCAGCACGTGCATGCATACCTGCACTACACCAGTCCGACACAGCTTGCCACTGTGAAGAAGACAATCAAGACGATTGTTACCAAGTACCACAACCATGAGCTTGATGGCTCGATGAATAAAGCAATGATGGTTACTAACACCTGTTTTGTATATAAGGACTACAATGTCAAGTATGATGACACCAAAATACACCATGGAGGAACCGCCGCCGAATGGGATGCCGAGCTCTTTGAAAACGACATGCCTGATGAAGATATGCAGGCAAAGCTACAAGCTGCTGTCACTACTCGCGATATTACTACTTTGTGGGCTAAACATGAAGAACTCTGGAGACTCCACAGCCCAGACGACCTGTCTCCTGAAAGCTGTTATCGGTACCTTACACACAGATTCTATGAAGCCCGAGACTTGGATCCAGTGTCTGACCATCGCAAATTACAGCAACTAGTAGCTGGTATATTTCGCTATACCCACCGTCTTCACGAAATGCCTAATTTTATGCTGAAATTGGCTGAAGAACTCACTGCAGAATACCATGCTAGTTATGACATAGACACTGGCATGAAACGTAAGCGTGCAGACTAAAATATATATAAGCATTTGTTTTATCAATAAAATTTTTAAATGCGATTCCAACGCAAGCGCACCACCTCTCGTAAGACTACCAAGCGTAGACAGGTTAGGCCCAAAACCTTCAAAAGGAAGGGCAATTTTGCCTCTTTAGCTAGACAGGTCCGCCGTATTACGAGCACCATAGAGACCAAAAGCGGAGTCCAGACGTTTCCCGACGGTTTGGAACTCAATCATAACCGCATTGTAGCTTACAGTAGCGAAATGCTTAGAACCGGCAACGGCACCACTGACCTAGAGAATGCATTTGGAACCCGTATCGGAGACAAAATTTCACTGCAACGCGTACAGGTTAAAGGTATGCTAGAACT